TGTAGCCAAAGCAATTAAAAAAGATTTTGCTAGAGTTGCTAAAGAACATAATATAAAAAGAGTTCAAACTGCAATTAGAAAAGATTTTACTCAAGGTAAAAGATTTGCAGAGTGGTTAGGTTTGGAGAACGAAGGTTTAATGAAACAGTATGGTTTTGATGGAACAGACCACTACAGATATGCGAGGATTTTTTAATGAGTTTTGTATTTGATATTGCAGCAGCAGGACAACAGTCTGCACTTGGTAAATATAATCAACAAGTTGCAAATAGAAATGCTCTTGTAAAAGAACAAGAAGCTGAAGCAATAAAAAAACAAACTGAATTTGATATTGCTAAATTTGATCAAAAATTTGAACAACTAACAGGAACAACAAAAGTAGCCACATTAAAATCTGGTGTAGAATTATCTGGAAGTGCTTTAAATATTTTAAGATATAATGCTGAACAAGCAGAAGTACAAAAAGATGTAATGGATTATAATTCTAAAGTTGCTCAATCACAAAAAATGGAAGATGCAAACTTTGCAAGAATACAAGGAGTTATTGCAAGAAGAGAAGGTAAAATTGCTGCACTTGGTTCTTATGCGAGAGCTGGAGAAAGTTTACTTAGAATAGGAACTGCTTAATGAGAAACTATAAATCAGAATATGCTAATTATCACTCTACTACAAAACAAAAAAAGAATAGAGCTGGTAGAAATGGTGCAAGAAGAATTATGAAAAAAAAATTTGGTAATAGTATATTAGGTAGAGATGTAGATCACAAGGATAGAAACCCAAGAAATAATAGTAAAGGTAATTTAAGACTACAATCTAAATCTTCTAATAGATCAAGGAATAAATAATGATATATAAATTTATAATAATATTTTTTTTTGGAGTTTTTCAGTAATGCCTAAAATACCTACATTTACATCTAGTGCAGAAATGACAACACAAACTGGAAGTGTTACCTCAAACATACAAATATCTCCAGCAAACAATATATTTACTGCTACACAATCATTACAAAAAACTTTATCAAATGAATATGTAAAAGAAAAAAAATTAGAAGCAGATAATAAAGCAACATTAATACTTGCTGATCTATATGTTAATCAAGAAAATGGTCCTAAAGGATTATATACAATACAAAGTGAAACAGGAGCAAATGGAAATCCCGGTAATGCTTCTAATTCTTTTGACAATGATGTTAATAAATTATGGGAATATGCACAAGCAAATAAAGTTAAAGACTTAGATAATTTTACTAAAAAAGCATTAGAAAAAAAATTTTATGCTACTGCAGGTATATTTAAAACAAAAGCATTATTAGATTCAAGAAATACACAGTTCCAAGATACTAAAAAAATAACAGATGATTTTGTTATGAAAGATGCTTTAGCATTAAAATTAAATGGAATTAGTTATTTAGAAGTTTATAAAAAAAATGTTCTTTCAAGAATAGAACAAGACACTACATTAGATGATTTTGGTATTAAAAAAAAACAAGCAGAATTATATTTAAAATTTGGAGAAAATACTTTAGGAGCTTCTCTTGCGGT